GTCGGGATCGTCGGGATCGTTCGCGCGCTCTATCCCATCTCGAGGCCTCGGAAAGATGTTGCAATCGAACAGACGATGGATTAAGAATTATGCGTGCCTATAGCGTGGCAGTGACATCGCGCACACGATAGGAAGCGAGGCCAAAGGCCTCGAGCCGGATAGGAAGCGAGGCCAAGCCTTGCGATGCGAAAGCGAACCGGGAAAGTGAAAGCGAAACCTGTCTAGATCAGGCCTAAAAGGCCTCGCGTCCGATAAGTTGGATTATGTTAACCTGTAAGTCGTTGATTGTGAACGGGTTAATCCCTCCTCCCCGCCTGTCCGTCCTCTACAGAGTACAGCGCGTGTGACCGAGCGGTGTGCACGTGGCGAGCGCCTCGAGCGCCGCGGCCAGGCCGGCGGCCAGGCCAAACGTGCGCCAGATCCGGCGCAGAACAGATCCGGTGGCCCCCTGCCACGCGTGGGCGTCCTACCACAGCGCGCCCCTTGTGGTCGCATGAAACCATGAGCGTGTGGTTGGTCGGGGTGTCGGCGTTGGCGATCTGGTTTGTGGTCGGCTTCGTGATCGGGTGGGTGGTCGGGGCGATCATGGGGGAGCGGCGCGGGATCGCGGATACCGAGCGTCGGTGGTCCGAGGCGGTCGGGCGGGCGGACGAGGCGAGGCGGCGATGAGCGACGACGCCGTCCCTCCCCCGGCGCTCCCTAGACCATGCGTGCCGATGTGTGCGCTTGGGTCCACGACGTATATGGATACGACTGGCGTGGAGCGATGCGACTTGTGCGGCTGTCCAGTTGAAGCCGCTCCAGACGATCACGCCGCCCTACTCGCCCTGCAACAGGAGAACGGTGTTGCCTTGCGGATGATTGCGACACTTCAGGAGGAACGGGATCGGCTACTTACTGAACGGGCCGCCCTACTCGCCCTGCAACAGGAGAACGAGCAGCTACGAGCCTGGAAGGAATCGGCCTTGGCAACGTTGGCGAGGACGAACGTGCTGCACGAGGCTCTAGCGAATCGCGGCGAGTATCTCGGCTGGAATGTCAATGAGGCCATCGTTGATGCGTTGCAGAAAGCGGAATCAAAACTAGCCGAACTCCGCGCGCAGCTCGAGCGGGGACAGCCATGACGCCGCAGGAAGCGGAGTTACTGATGGAGTTGCGGCGGCTGTTCTATGACGAGCCGGAGCTGGCGGCGGTGCTGTTCACGTGCTATCGGTTGTGGAAACGCGGGCAGATTGTGCTGAGCGCGGACGGGACGGCGTTCGAAGTGCAGGCGCGGCGATGAAGATCAAGGACTTCAAACTCGGGCCGACGGGCCGGTATCCGCGAGGCCCGGCGGATGAGACAGACGAGGGGGAACTCCGGATGGCGTTGGCGATCGATCCGACGCAGGGGATTGTCCGGGTCGAGTTTGGGAAACCGATCGCGTGGCTCGGGCTGGCGGCGGGGGACGCGCGAAGCCTCGCGGCGCTCTTGACGAAACTCGCCGACGATCTCGATCGGCGGAAGGCATGAACGTGCGGATCGTGCCGCGGCGCCGGCCGACGCGGACGTTGCTGTATGGCGGAGTGGATCGGGTGGAGTCGGATGGCGAGCGCTTGTTTCTACGGCGGATGACGGCCGAGCCGAAGTGGTGGGCTGAGCTGCCGCTGAAGGCGGTCGCGGAAATTCTCGTGGACGATCTGCCGGGGGATTGGTGACGCGGGACTTGTGGTTACGCCTGGTGCTACGCGAATTGGTGGTGGTCGTCGGGCTGATGGTGGTGATCGTGGCGGCCGTTGTCGCGATGATGTGGGCGATGCGCCTCGCGGCGGGTCTATGACGGTCAAGCCGATACGGGCGATCGAGGGCGAGGTGGTCGAGATCGTCTGGACGTGCGCCGACGGCACGACGTTTCATCAGCGCGTCTCGGTGCCGCCGAAAAGCGTGCGCGAGGCTCGGGTGTGGGCGGAGAGACGTTTCAGGCGGAGCGGGTGGTGCGGGTGAAGAACCAAAAACCGCGTACAATCAGCTTATGAAGCCATCGCTACCGCAGTCGTTTTGGAAGGAATTACTCGATCGTCCAGATCGATGGCATGGCGGGTGTCGACTCAGCCTGTCAGAACGCATCCGCAAATATTGTTCACGACTGTTCATCCTGTCGAGGGAAAGTCGCGGAGCGGCGTCGACGGGCGCTCGGCCTGGAGGACACATGCCACAGTTCAGAAAAAAGCCCGTCGTGATCAGCGCGGACGAGTTCGTGCCGACATCGACCCCGTGGCCGGCGGGCGTCGTGCTGGATCCGCGTTCCCCGACCGGCTACAGCATGGGCACGCTCGAGAACACGGCCAGCGGGCACGAGGTGACGCCGGGCGATTGGATCATCACGGGCGTCCAAGGTGAACGCTACCCGTGCAAGCCGGACATCTTCGCGTCCACCTACGATCCGGCCTAGCGTGGAGATCCTCTCGCCGCCCGCCGTGATCGTGGAAACCGTGACAGACTTGGACGTCGGGTTTCCGTCGGGCGTGGTCAAGAGCTTCACCATCTACGCCGTCGACGTCTGCCGGAAGACGCATGAGGGGATCGAGATCGAAACCATGGTGCCGCCGGAAACGATCACGCTCTATCGCGAGCACATCTGTTGGGTGTCGCGGCGGACGCGGACGATTACCCGGCCGGTAAAGCCGACGGCGGCGACGTGACGCGTCGCAAGCACGCGGCGCCGAACCGACAAGGGCCGCTCTCGGCGCAAGAGCACGCCATCGTGGCCGCCTTCGTCGAGGAACAGCCTGGCCCGGTGACGACGCAGCAAGCCAACGATCTCGCGGCGGCGATGCGCCGGACGCCGGCCGCCGTCAAGCGGATGATCGAAGAGGCGCGCGCCGACTTCGCCAGCAAGGCCGGGCGCTACGTCACGATCCACGCGGAAGCGACCGAGGCCGCGCTCAAGTCGGGCACCGTGACCGGCCTCGATACCGCGCTCCGCGGCGCGCAGTGGGCGATTGAGCGCATGGCCGCCGACGGCGCTCGCGTGATCGACAAGCCGTCCGCCGGCAGCGGCGGGTCGAAAATCCTCATTGGCATACAGGTCGGCGGCATCGGCCCGGTCGCGACGACGGCCGTCAGTGTGCCGGCGCCGGAGGACGACTGATGCACGCGCCGACGGAGTCGACGATCTGCCGGATCGCGGGCAACCTGCTGGCCGGGCGCGAGCCGAATCCGGTCCCGCTGGCGCCCGATGATGTGCTCGCGGTGCGGTGGGCGGTCGCGATGGCGCGAGCGATTGTCGCCGAAGCGCAGCGGACCACGACAGACGAGGCGCGCGGCCCGCAATGAATGCCCGCCTGGCCGTCCGCGATCACGCCGGCCACGAACAAGTCCTGTACGAACCCTTCCCGCACGAACACTGCGCGATCTGCGATGCCGCGGAAGCGGCCGGGACGTACGATCCCGCGAAGGCGACGCAGCGCGCCTATCACGCGTCCGAGGTGCCGAACCTCCTCGCGCTCGGCACGCGCGGCACCGGCAAGAGTTTGCAACTCCGCATGGACTTCCTCCTGCGCTGCCTGATGATCCCGCGGTTCCCGGCGCTGCTGGTCCGCCGCACCATGCCGGAGCTGCGCCGGTCGCATCTCGTGTTCATCGATTGGGAGATGGAAGTACTCGGCGGCGTGTTCCTGCACACGACGAACGTCGCGAAGTTTGCCAACGGCTCGACGCTGACGCTGGCGCATTGCGAAACCGAAGCCGACGTCATGAACTTTCTCAGCGCGCAGTACGGCGCGATCGGGTTCGATGAGTTGTCGACGTTCACGCTGGCGCAATTCCTCCAGATCTCGAGCGCGGCCCGCGCGCCGGTCGACGCGCACTATCGGGCGGTCGTGCGCGCGTCGTCGAACACGCTCGGGATCGGCTCGGGCTGGATGAAAGAGTGGTTCGTCGACAAAACGGTGAACATCGAAGACTATCCCGACTACCATCCGGACGATTTCGCCGTGCTGTTCTCGACGCTGAAGGAAAATCCCCATCTCGATCGCGAGCAGTACGCCGCGCGCCTGAAAAATCTGCCGGAGCACGTGCGCCGGTCGTGGTTGCTCGGCGAGTTCATTACCGAGGGGCAATACTTCAGCGACTTCCATCCGACGAAAGAGATCGAACTCGGGGAGGCGGCGTGAAGTCCAAAACGGTGCGCGATCTCCGCAAGCACGCCGACGTGATCATGAAGATTCCGAGCGGCGAGCAGCATCTCGGCCATCTTCAGGCGGTGTTGTCGGTCGCGATTCTCGACGTGGCGCGCTGGATCGAGACGTTCGAAACCGCCCGGCAGAAACAGAGGGAGGATGGCGGGGGGTAGACGCGCGTCCATTCCGTGGCACGTGATCGACGACGTGCCGACCATCCGTGATAGCTCCGGTCAATCGCAACCCATTCTCAATTATCCCTGGCTGAATATCTATCGCTCGGTCGATTGGGGGTTCTTCCCCGATCCGGCGGTCTGCCTCTGGACCGCGGTCCTCCCGAACAAGTGGGCGGTCGTGTTCAAAGAGCGCTCCTGGCGGCGGACGCTCGCGACCGACGTCGCCAAGCAGATCAAGCGTGAGTCGGACGGCCTGCACGTGGTCGAGACGTTCTGTGATCCGTCGATGTTCATCAAAACCGGCGTGTCGACGTTCAGCGTCGGCGAACTCTTCGAACAAAGCGGCGTCCCGCTGACGCAATCGATCAATCGGCGCGACTTGCTCGGCTACGCGATTCACCAATACCTCAACACGATCATTGACGAGCGCCCGCAACTCCAGATCGTGCGGCCGATCGGTCCGTACGGCTGCAAGGATCTGATTCGCACGCTGCCGCAGATTCGGATGGATCCGACCGACCCGACGAAGATGGCGGACGGTGACGATCATTGGGTGGTCGCGCTCGCGTTCTTCTGTGCCGGCGGCGCCTCGCCGAGCCATAGCCCGACCGTCGCCACGGTCCCGTACTGGATGCAACCGAAAAGGAGACGCCATTGAAGTATCGCAAGCGCCCGGACGTCGTCGACGCGTATCAGTGGTTCAAAAACGGCGATCACCCGGACGATGGCCGCGGGACCGTCGAGGGGCTGATCGTGCGCTATTTTCGCGCGCCGGATGTGCCGGGGCGGCGCGAATGCGCGCTGTGCGCGCAGATCATGCATCTGCACGGCTGGATCGATCAGCCGGGCGGCGGCGTGACGGTTTGTCCGGGCAATTTCGTCT